GAATTTTAAGACTCGAAAGAACTGTTAAGGAGAAAAAAATGGTTATAATTAGAAGAAATCCAGATGGATCAATTGCAAATCCAGACATGGTAAAACAACAAACACAACAACAAAACGAACAATTACAACAACAACCTGTATCACACCCAGCGTTGGCAAGTAGAAGAGGTATGCAAGCACTACAAGATGTAGGTAGAGCAATACCACCTTTGATTAGTGAGATCGCTACGAAGATTAACAATGCAAAAGATAAACCTAGAAAATTAAAAGTATTACAGGATCACGATTCAGTTGCTTTAAGACAGGTCTTAAAAGGTGCATTTGATCCTAGTATAGAATGGTTACTACCAAAAGGTGATGTGCCTTACAAAGTTAATGACGCACCTATGGGTACAGATCACACTATATTAAGTCAAGAAGCAAAAAGACTATATCTTTTTACGAAAGGCGGTGACAATACCCTAACACAGAATAAGAGAGAAATGCTTTTTATTCAAATGTTAGAAGGTCTATCAGCAGAAGAAGCTGAATTCCTAATTGCAGTTGTGAATAAAAAAGTAAATAATCAATACAAAGGTTTTACAGCGAATCTAGTTAAAGAAGCATTTAACTGGAACGATAGTTTTATGAAAAACTAATCTTTGTTCACGCTTTGTTCTCATTTAGAAACCCTTGTATCTCAATAAGTCTTGATCTATAAGGGTTTTTTTATTGGTTTTGTGCTTGACTTTTGCATTGTTTTCCGATAAGCTAGTTAGTATATGAACAACGAAACAAAGGAAAACATTATGAATAATATGACACTTGCCGTAGTTAGAAACATTGCTTATAGTCAAATTAATAAGATCAACAAAAACATCAAAGAGATCGTTGAGGTTGATAAAGAACTTTTAAATTCAATTGATATTAATATGAAGAATGCTATCAATAAAATTATTAATAACTATAAATTAAAAAATCAACCTTGGAAATAATGTTTAATATATCACACGGATTTATATTTGCTATTGGTTCTATGACTTTAATCATATCGATTTTAGTTATTGTTTTACTTTTAGCAGATACATTTAAAAAAGAAGAAAAAGAACTAAACGAAGCAGAAAAATCAATACAAGACTTAAAAAACTTAAAAGGATAATAAATACATTATGAAACTAAACACTAAACAAAAAGACTTACTAAAATTATTAGTAAAAGGTAAAGGTCAATTTAAGACACCCACAATACCTAAAGAACATAGCGAGAAGAACCTAGATGATATCGTAAGTTTATATCTAAAAGGTTTATTAACTTTTGATAAAAAACATGAGATTGATTATGTCGGTCCATCTAACGAACATATGGTTAGATTCAAATGGTATGTTCTCACCATGGATAAAAAGAAGACAATTAAAGATATCAAAAATGTAATCAAGGTGGGCCATGCCTAGTAAACAAGAATGGCAGAATGCTTTAGATAAAGCATGGTTCTATACTAAATTAATTTTTGCTCTAGGTATATTTTGTGTAATAGGTTATTGTTGGGGTACTTATAATCCTAACAAGACAGCGATTGCAGAAGTCAATACTGAACTAGACAAGTATTATGTGAGTAAGATCAAAGAAATGGATCTACAAGAACCTGAATTTACATATATCAATGATACACAATTTATTAGGGCAATGCATAAGTGTATTGATTATATAAACTTTACTACACCTAAACATTTAAGAGTGCCTTACGAAATGATTATAGGTCAAGCAGCATTAGAGTCTGGTTGGGGTACAAGTAGATTTGCAACCGAAGGTAATAACCTATTCGGTATTAGAACATGGAAAGAAACATCACCACATTTACTACCTATTGGTGTTGAGAAGTGGCCTGGTTGGGGTGTGAAAGTATTTGCTAGTAAATGTGATAGTGTAAAATACTATATCGATTTATTAAACAATCACTCGGCGTATGAGAAGTTTAGAGAGTTAAGAAAAACTACAAATGATTCAACATTGTTGATTAAGACGCTTGACAAATTTTCTACCACGGCAGATTATGATCAAAGAGTTATAAGAATGATTAAGAAAATAAGAAAACTAGAGGAGAAATAATGGGAAAGTTGACAGTAGATACAATGGAAGACATGACGGAGATGAAAAAGATATTAAATGCAGAAAGAGCTTGTAAGAATGCTACTTCTGATTGGGGAAAGAAATTTTGGTATAACACATTTAAAAAATTGTGTGAGAAGTATAATAGAATGACATACTTCAACCAAGTTAGAGGTGATTAATGAATGATAACAGATAAAGACGCTAAAGACTTTCAAAAGATGGTCGATAAGTTAGAAAAAATCAATAAAAAAGATAAAGAAAAAGAGAACGAGGCTTCAATAGGTTCGTTTTTTAAGTCTTGTCTATCTCCAGAAGAAAGAAAAAAACTTGACAAAAAAAACATATAAACCACTACCAGATAGTTTACATATAGGTGAAAGTAAAATACATGGTCAAGGTCTAATTGCTAAAGAAAATATTCCTGAAGGTACAGAATTAGGTATAAGTCATTATAGAAAAGGTGATGATGTGATTAGAACACCACTTGGTGGTTTTATAAATCATAGTGAAGATCCTAGTGTGACTAGAAAACAAATTAGAATTGAACCCTATTGGGACAAATGGAATGTAACCACTATAAAAGACATTAAGAAAGGCGAAGAAATAACACTAAAATATACAATGTATAGGGTTGACAATGCCGATTAGATGTGTTATAATGAAGCTATGAATATTTTTTATTTACATAAAGACCCAAAGATTTGTGCTGAACAACATTTAGATAAGCATGTGGTTAAAATGCTTATTGAGTATGCTCAATTGATGTCAACTGCTCACAGAATGCTTGACGGTGTTAAGTATATCGCTAAATCAAAAACAGGTAGAAAAGTAACCAGATATAGATTAGAAAATAAAAATGAAGAAGCAATTGTGTACAAGGCTTGTCATTTAAATCACCCGAGTGCAGTATGGGTTAGAAACAATGCTTACAACTATCAATGGTTGTATCAGATGTGGACTCATCTACATGAGGAATTTCAATTAAGATATGGTAAAGATCATAAATCATATGTTGTATTAAAAGAACTATTGAGAAACCCCCCTAAAAATATTCCCCTAAATATTCCTTTTAATCAACCGACACAAGCAATGCCTGATGATGTAAAGAATGAAGATAGTATAATCGCTTATAGAGATTACTATGTGAAATACAAGAAGGATTTTGCTACATGGAAAACAAGTATTCCAGAGTGGTATAGTGAGGGAATAAATGCCAACTTATAGATTTTATAATAAGAGAACTAAAAAAGAATATACAGACTTGATGTCTATTTCTGAAATGGAAGAGTTTATCAAGAAGAAACATATTAAGATATTACCACCTACACAATTAAATATAGTATCAAGTGTTGGTCATATAGATAGTAAAACTGATAGTGGTTGGAAAGATGTATTATCAAAGATTACAGATGCTCATCCTTCAAGTGAATTAGCAAATCAATATGGTAAAAAGTCAGTAAAAGATACACAAGTTGATAGAATAATACATAAACATAGAGCAAAGAAAGCAGGGAAGAAAGTATAAATACTAGTATGGCAGATTTTGATTTTTTAGACGGATTTGACGCTGATGGCGATTGGGGTTTTACCTCGGTTAAACAGAAACCAGCGACAGAAAGTAAAGCAGATTCAGATGCTACAAAAGAAGTTGTCAAGGCGACAGCAGACGGTGTGGGTAAGGCTGTGTCTAGCGAGATCATCAATAGACTAGAATCAAAACTAGATAAGTTATTGAGAGCAACAAACGAAACAAAAGATACAGTTGTTGCCAAGAATGAAACAGAATTAGAGATCGCTAAAAAACAGATGGATGATGAGTATGACCTTAGGAAAGATAATCTAGGTAAAGAATACAAAGATAGTTTTAAGAAATTAGAAAAACTTATCATACCTCTACTAATCAAATTAGCAAAATCACCCGAGGCCTACATTCACTGGCCGAACAGAGCAGAAGTAATAGAATCTCAATTAAAAAAGATTATTGCTATTACTCGTGGAAAATAATCAACAAAGGATATCAAATGAAACTAAGCAAGAACTTTAGCTTAAAAGAAATGACTGCTAGTCAGACGGCTGAGCGTAAAGGAATTAATAACAATCCTAATGACGATCAGATCACAGGACTACAAAAGTTATGTGAGAATATATTACAACCTGTCCGAGATCACTATGCTACACCAGTGACAATCTCTAGTGGGTTTAGAAGTGAAGAATTATGTGTTGCAATTGGCAGCTCAACTAACTCACAACATGCCAAGGGCCAGGCTGCCGACTTTGAAATATTTGGGACTC